CCCATTTATCTGCTGGTATGTTGTTTAGGGGGTAGCTAGACATGGTTGGTGCTCCTTGGGTTGAGGTTTATGTATAGTATACTATATACTAAAAGCTGCGGCAGGTGTCAATAAGGTGCTAAGTGTTTGATTTTATAGGGTTACACGAAACTGGGCCTTTTACCAGGGTGATTTACACGGAACTTATTTAATAAAATCATACATTTAAGCCATTTTTGAGGTTTACACAAAACTTTTCGTATTTCCTATAGAAGATAGTCATACCATATAACATATATGATATACTATATATGATACCATATACTTATCTCTTCCCCCCAGTATAAAAAGAATAGTGGTAGGAGTAGGGGGTAAAAGGTTAATTTATCGTTATTTTTGACTTACAAAATCATACATTGGGGGTGTGTTAAATTTTTGTTAATATATTGAAATCATTGATAAAAATTACAAAGTTATTCCGGGTACTTTCGTGTAAACAAATTATGTTGCATTTCAGGCTGTTGTGGATAATATGGGTGGTATGAGCAGACAAATGAGCCCTAAAATCAAGCGTTTCTGTCAAGAGTACGTTGTGGACTACAACGGAAAAATGGCCGCAATCCGTGCAGGATACAGCGCGCGTACAGCAGCGGAGCAGGCTTATGATATCCTCAAGCGACCTCATGTCCAAGCATATATTGAGCAATTACACGCAGATACGGCACAACGTCTGGCAATAAACAAAGATGCCATCGTTAAGAAATGGTGGGAAACTGCAAATGCCAACGTCAACGACCTGGTGCAATTCCGTCGTGGTTGCTGCCGGTATTGCTGGGGCATCAACAACCTGTACCAGTGGACCCAAGCGGAGTTCCTGCGGGCGTCGGCTCTCTCTGTGCAAAAAAGCGAGTCACCCCCTGATTGTGGCGGCGGTTTTGGTTTCAATCACACTATGGCGCCGAATCCGATGTGCCCGGAGTGCGCCGGCGAGGGTAAAGGCCAGGTCCATGTCAACGATACGCGGCACCTGCGGGGTGCGGCGGCCTTTGCCTATAATGGTGTGTCGGTTGGTAAGGATGGCGTTAAAATGGCTATTCTCGACCGTGACAAGGCCTTGGAGAATGTCGCCAAACATCTGGGCATGTTTACTGAGAAGCATGAGCACAGTGTGGATGATGGCCTAGCGGATATCCTGGCGTTGATCGCAGCGCAACCGCGGCGCCTGCCCTCTGAGGATAAATGATAATATAATATATGTTATATTATATACAGCACTAGCTATGTTTGTATTATATGCTTAATCCGGACGATATAAAGGTTGTTGGTGACCGGCTGCTTGATCGTAACTGGCGCATGAATAACCTGTATCATATCATCGATACCACCGGCCAGGTTGTACCGTTTCGGATGAATGAGAGTCAGGCGGAGTTCTGGGGTGGTATGTGGTGGCTGTCGGTAATCCTTAAAGACCGGCAACGCGGTTTTTCCACACTGATTGCCCTTTTTATCCTCGATTCCTGTCTCTTTGAACCAAACACGCAGGCTGGTATTATCGATATTACCCTGCCCGATGCGCAGAAGAAACTTGCCAAGATCAAATTTGCCTACGACCACCTGCCCAAATCGATACAGCAGCGGATCCCCCTGACCACCGACGCCAAGACCACACTTGCATGGAGTAATGGCAGCCGGGTGGATATCAGCACGTCGCATCGTGGTGGTACCCTCAATATCCTGCATATATCAGAGCTGGGCAAGATCGCGGCTCGTAAACCTGATGTGGCTAGAGAGATCCGGACCGGCGCCTACAACACAGTCGATAAGGAGAATTATATCTTCATCGAGTCAACTGCCGAAGGCCAGGAAGGTGAGTTTTACGACGTGTGCCAGGATGCGCGCAACGCGCAGCTTGAAGGCCGGCATCTTACTGTCCTCGACAATAAGTTCTTCTTTTTCGGCTGGTGGATGGGCTTTAAGAATGAAATGGATCCGGAAGGCGTCGTCGTCAATGCCACCACTGCCAAGTACCTCGATATCGTAGAATCAAAGATTGGCCGTGTGTTGGGCCCGCGCAAACGTGCCTGGTATCAGAAGAAGCTCAACCAACAGCGCGATGATATGACGCGTGAATATCCATCCACTCCAGAAGAGGCATTTCAGGCCTCGGTTGATGGGTCGTATTTCTCGCAGGAGATGGCCAGGGCGCGCAAAGAAGGCCGGATTACCTCGGTGCCCTACAACTCAGCATACCCGGTCGACACATTTTGGGACCTGGGCTTCGACGATTCAATGACGATTTGGTTCCGGCAGCGGATCGGCAGCCAAAACAGAATCATCGATTACGAGTCGCACAACGGTGAGGGCTTTCCGTATTATGCCAAGCTCCTGCACGAAAAGGGCTATCTGTATGGCAAGCACCACATGCCGCATGATATCGCCAATCACGAGTTGGGTACCGGCCTGTCCCGTCTGACGGCTGCAGAGGACTTGGGTATCAAGCCGATCGAACCGGTCAAGCGGCCGCGTGATATTGAGGCGGTTCTGGCCGGCATTGAAGAGATACGGTCCTTCCTTTCGACTTGCGTATTCGACGCGGAGCGTTGTGACGCCGGCGCAAAAGACGAGAGTGGTATCAAGTGCCTCGACAACTACAAAAAAGAGTGGGATGAGCGGTTGGGTACCTTTCGCCGGTCACCGCTGCATAATTGGGCAAGCCATGGAGCGGACGCCTTTCGAACAGGCGCGGTCGGACTTAAAGACGAAACAGATCTGATTTACCGGCCACCCGACGGTATCGCTATGAGTGAGAAGGACTGGCGATCCATCACCGGTGCCAACGAGCACAGTGTGGCTTTCAACATGGAGGATGATTGATATGACTTGGCAGTATTTGACGCTTATCGGTTGGTTGTTGGTCCTGGTCGTCTATGTTATGACGCTTTATCACCTGGCGCACGGTAACGAGCGGAAAGCGGTAGAGCTGGGCGCCCGGCTGGTACTGCAGGCGATGCAGGCGGACGGTCGGATACTTGATCCAACGGCGCCGGCGGATCCAGATGCGGGTAAGCCCTTCAATATCGGAGAAGATGATTTCGTGCAGGATGACGAATCACTGAGTAGCGCGATCCCCGATGTGATTGTTGCGCGGAGCGAGCAGGCCGCGGAACAGATTGGCGATCGATTGATGGCAATAATGGCAGCGGAGATTGAAGCGCATGAACGAGCAACGAAAAAAGTATGATGTATCGTGTCCGCATTGCTGCGGCACCTTCCTGGAAACCACACCGGCCTTTGATCCTGATCGGCCGGCCAACGGGTCGATGTTTGCGGCCAAGCAACATATCAAGGACGCGGGCTGGTCGGTCTTCCCGCTCTACGATACCACCGAGTATGCCAACCTGGTTTGCCCGTCGTGCGATGGCGCCTTGGTTGATTCGTTGGGCCGGGTCCTGCGGCTGGTCGATACCGGCGAGCTGCACCCGACCGCCGTGCAGCCTCATTGGGACCTGCGGGACCTTATGGGCCCCGCATTTGAATCCGGGCGTAAGGATTGGCCGGGGACGCAGTATGCTGAAACGGTGATGGAGCCTGTAGAGAAACCGGTGGGCGGTGGTGATCCGATACCCGCACCCGACGACGTTACATTTCCTGCAGGTCCTATCACCATAACGAATGATACTACTGGCAAGGTCCAGTGCCCCGTTTGTGGTAAATCGTACCACCCGAGTGCAATGAAACGCCACATGACCATGCAGCACCCGGCCAGCGCATGAAAACGTACTGGCGGTATACGTTGACCTGGCGTACCTGCGAAACCGGGAAGGTATGCGGCATGGAATGGAATATGCCGCACCAGGCGGGGAGTCTGGAAGGTACGTTATTACATCCGATAAATGCGGTTGGAATCAGATACCTTATCGAGGGTGTGGTGGTGGTAATCCCTTGGCACCAGATCAGGGAGGCCACATTCAAGGATGAATTGGTGAAAACTGATGAAAGTTGACGACTTGATTGAAATTTTGTATAGATGTGCTAAGATGTTCGTGAAAGCTGTAGAAAAAAAGCGAGCTGAAGCCAAGTAACACCATCCAGCACCCTGCAGGCCCGCGCGCCAGCCCCGGTCAGCAGGCAGTCTACCGCGCCGTTAAAAAGCCTCGTAGAGATGATCAAATTTGATTGTTTTTACGAGGCTTTTTCATGTCTGACGCGGATTTTATCTTCAATATCACCGACCCACCCAAAAAAGGCAGCGATAATGTAGGCCTATGGGCTTGGACGCTCTATAATCTTTCCCGTGCCTGGCGGGATGAAGAGTTGAACATGCCGGCTATCTGGCGTGAGAATTACAAGCTCTTCCGGGGTGATCATTGGGGCCGCAACAAAAAGTCCAATAACCTTACCGTTAATCTGTTTTTCTCTAACGTCATTCGCACCGTCGCCAATATCACCGCCCGTCACCCGGTCGCCGAAGTGGTCGACTTGGATGGCGCCGACGTTTCCCTTGCCAAAACCGTTACTGCCCGCTGTAAAAAGTGGTGGCTGGATAGCGGCCAGCCGTACAAACTCCGCACCACATGCACCAACTCTGAGATATACGGGATCACCTGGGAAAAATCCGTCTGGAGCCAGCGCGACATGCAACCGAATGTCATTGTCTGTGATCCGTTCGCTATCTTCCCCTACCCTGGTTATTGGGAAAACGTCGCTACCGACTGCCCGGCAATCTGTCACGCTACCGCGCTTGACCCCCTAGTGGTGGAAAAGCGCTACGAAACCAAGCCCGGCGCTGTCAATATATATGAAACCTACAGCCTGCTGGGCGGCGAGCGTGAGGAAGTAATCGGTGGGTCCAGCACCTACGGAACCAATCGTAATACGTCCGCGCTGGGCGAAGGGTATACCGTCAAACCGATACGGTCCCAGAGCACCGGGCCGAAGGGTGACAATACCCTTGTTGTAGAGGTATGGTGCCGGGACTTCAGCACCAAGCCGGGCACCGAGAAAGGCGAAGATGGTAAATTGATTCAGGTACCGGTCTATCCGGGTGGGATCCGTTGTATCACCATCTGCAATGAGGGCGCGCTGGTCCTGGATGATGTGGCCAACCCCAACCTGAATTTTGAATTGCCCGAGGCGGCTATCCTGGCCAACTATTTTTATAACCGCATGCCCTTCTGGAAAAATAACAGCTATGCCGACTCCTGCAGCATCTTCGGATTCTCTGCAGCCGAACAGACCGCCCAGCTCAATATCAAGATTGACGAGCTTGTTTCACGCCTGACCAATTTTGCGATGCGGGCCATGACCGGTATTCTGGTCATTCCACCCAAATCCGGGATTACACGGGCGATGCTCAACAATAAGCCCAACCTCGTACTCTTCCCCCAGACCGTTGAGGCTGCGGCCGGTATCCGGATCGTGGCCATGCCCAACCCGCCGGCCATAATCGAAAAGGTCCTGGAGATGCTTATCTCCATGCTTGACCGGGTACACGCTATTCAGGATGCGGATCGCGGAGAGTTGCCAGGCACAGTTACGGCCGCCAGTGCTATTGTCGCCCTGCAGGAGCGCAACGCAGTCCTGATTCAGCACAAGATTGATGGTATCGACCATCTGATACAGGAGCGCGGTAATTGCGCCGTGGCACAGTGGCAGATGCACGGGCATCGCCTGGAAACAATTGCGGTCGATGACACCACACATGAGTTTGCCGGTGTCAACCTGGCCGGGATCCGCTTCAACTATGTTGTGGAATCAGGCTCGACCCTGCCGAAAACCTCACTGCAGATCCAGGAACAAGCGCAAGCCCTCTTCGGCGTCGGCGCCATCGATCAACAGGCCTTGCTCGAAAACCTCAATTTCCCCAAATGGCGTGAGATTGTTGAGCGGATGGGCCAGGATCAAATGGGCGCCGCGATGCAGATCCTCATTCAAGCCGGGATGCCCGAGGATCAAGCGCAGTACATCATGCAGCTACTCGCACAAAACCAAGGCGGTCCGGGTAATGGACCGCAGACACCGCCAGCAGCAGGCCCGCCGGCCACCCCGGCTAATGCCACACCTGGCGGTCAACCTATGCCGGCGCCAGGCGTTCCCGTCGCGGCGCAAGGAGCGCAGGCCCCCTGATGAAAGCAAAACCAGTTAAACTTGTGTACGGCGAAGGATATTTCGAATGCCCGAAAGAAGAAGCTACCCACGTAACTTTAAATATTCCGGGGCCTACAGGAGAGTTGACCCTCCCGGTGATAACGAGTGGATCACGCCGTGATACGGGGTGTTGGACCTGGAACGGAGACACTGAAAAGCCAACGTTACGACCAAGCGTCTTAACTCAAGCTCCTAATCGTTTCCACTGTCACTCATGGATCCATGATGGGCAAGCACAGTTTTTGTCCGATTGTTCACATGACTTGGCTGGGCAAACGGTTGAAGAACTACTTGAAGTCATCTAACGGAGATAACCGACATGCCAATTTACGACCATCTTTGCTCCGTTTGTGGGCATACCGAAGAAGTGATTTGTAAGGTAGAAGCACGATTACCCTATATTACCTGTTCGGCCTGCGGCGCGCCGGCCGCAAGGGTGGTGGCAGCACAGATTCAGCGTGTTGAGCCCACCTGGCTGGAAGATGCAAAGCGACAATTGCAGCCGGACAGTAGACATAAAATTTATGATCGAAATTCCTTTCACCGCCACATGCGACAAGAAGGGATTTCACAGATTGGATAACTGCGGATAACCGAGAGGCCCGCGCAATGCAATAACACCGGGATAACCGAAAGGCCCCAACAGGAGTAGCACCATGGCAACAGTACCAGCAGGAGCATTACCCTACGGCGATATGCCCCCGGAACAGGAACAACAACCGGACACGGCAACACCGCCCGAAACCGCGGCCCCACCACAACAGGAGCAGCAGGCACCGGCAAAGCCCCCTATCGACTATGAGAAGAGCTACATTGAGCTGAATAAAAAGTTTGGTGAGCACTCCAATCTGGTTGGGGATCTGCGTAAGCAGGTTGAGACGCTTACACAGGCACAGCAGCAGGCCGCAGCGCAGGTTGAAACTGCCCGCAACACGCCACCGCCGACTGACTATGAGAAAGAGCTGGCCAACGTGTCCAAACAGGTCGAAAGTGGTGAACTGACATTTGAGCAAGGCTTGCTCAAGTCGAATCAATTGACCTACGAGCGGGTAACTGCCGACTTTGCAGCCAAAGAAGCGGCACTTGTGGACCAAACCCGTAAAGAGGTGGGGAGCATCCTGCAGGCCAAGGATAGCGAGAAAATCGTAAACAGCTTCCATGAAGCAAACCCGACGTTCCAATCCCTTCGGGATGATGGGACACTCGGGCAGCTTAAAGCGCAAGACCCATTACTTGACGATCTAAGCGCGTACTATAAGCACCAGGCGATGACCGCAACGCAGTCCGCGGCGGCAGAGTTTGAGCGCGGAAAGGCGGAAGCGCTTCGGGTAGCTGCAGGCAGCACCCCAGCTTCAAAAGTCCTTTCCGACCCTGGGAGCAGTATGCAACAACTTCCAAAAACCGGGCGGCCTACGGGTGAGGCGGGAATCAAAGCCTCCATGCTGGCCGCCGTTAACGCACAAGGAGCATAATCATGGCCCTCGACTTAACCCAGCTTAATGCTGCAACCCTCGACTATTTCAAAAATCAGACCGTCGATATTTACTTCACTGAGAATGTCTTGCTCTACAAATTGATGGGCAACGGCGGTATGGAAAACACCCTTGTCACCGCCAATGATGTTGTTGATGGTGGTAAAATGGTACGCGAGTTCCTGGAATACGGGCGCTCTAATGTTAGTACCTACGGTAATCAATCCACCATCGAAACCAGCAAGCGCGATATCATCAACGCGGCCCGGTTCGCCTGGTCCGGCTATGTCGCCAGCAACACCATCGACCTTGACGAGCAGGTTCAGAACAGTGGCGCTGAGGCCATTGTGGATCTGGTTTTCACCAAGATGAAAAACATCCAGAAGTCTATCCGCGATTACATGGGCGCCGGCATCTATACCGCCCGTTCGGCAAGTGCTAATCTGTATGGCTTTGACGGCCTGGCCGACCTGTTCAGTACCGTAACTTCTACCGCTTATGGCTCGATCAAAGAGGCTGATATGGCCCTCTGGAAAGCCAACGTCGATACCACGGCGGAGGCCATCAGCTATAAGGTCATGCAGACTCTTTTCCGTGCCGCATCCATCGGTCAAAGCCGGGATGCGAAACCGGATCTGGTCATTACCACCCAGATCCTTAAGGACGGTTATACCCGGACCCTGCAGGCGCAACAGCGTTTTCAGGATAGCAAGCT